GGTTAATATGTCACCCCAACCATTCTTTTTCCGACCTTATTTCGAGGAAATTCCTAAATTATTAAAAGCCGTTGAGAATATTCTGAAATAGTTTATCTTTGGGAAAGATGAAATATTTTTGGAAATACGGCATACCGGCTTACTACAATATCTTGAATGGTGCTATCTTTTACAATGGCAGCTATTCGAGTGTTAAAGTATATGACGGTATCGTACCGCCAACGGCTACAAGTGAGCCTATTTACATTGTATTAGGGGAACGATTGAGCAACCAAACGGCTAACAAAACAATGTCGCAGTTTGACGCATCTTTGCTTATTGACATAGTGTCCAAGTCGGGCAGCTTTGGGTTCAAAGATACTGAGGACATTGCAAGCCAGATATTAGGGCTTATCAATCAAAACGCCAACCCTAACACGATGCCCGACTTTCAAGTGGCTACAACTAGGGTAAGTACGTTTAATTTACAGGGTATTAACCCAACAGACAATATTTTTAGAACGCTTATACGATTTGAACATAAAATTTTACAACAACCTTAAAACACACACTATGAAAAAGAGAAGATTCGGAATGGCTGCACTTGCTTTAGTAGCAGGCGGTTTAGGTCAAATGACACCAACTGCTTTAAATGCAAAAACAGTTGAAGTAACACAACAGGCAAAACAAGAATTGCCAAAGCAAACAAGAGAAACAAGAAGGCAAATTTTGCCCGATGGTTTTGGCGGTTTGGACTTTCCTTTTATTGACCACGGCAGAAGCCCTAAAGAATATGGGCAATGGCTACAATCAAGAGGGAAACAAAAATGGAATAAGTAATTTTAAAACCAACAATAAAAACCAACAACAATGGCACAATCAGTTATCAATGGTTCTGACATCCTTGTACTAATTGACCGCACAGGAAGCGGCACATTTGTACCAATGGCTTGTCTAAAATCTAACACCCTAAGCGCATCATTAACCGAGTTAGATGCTTCTAGTAAGTGCGGCAATTCTTGGGTACCAGGTTCTAAGTTCGAGGACACCATCACAGGCGAGGGCAATGCTATTGACCAAGATGGAGCCAACACCGTGAACAGTTACACGCAGCTTTATGATCTATTTGCTCAGAAAGTGCAGTTCCCTGTTAAATTCGGTAAGGCAAGCCCTACAAGCGGTGACGTGGTGTATAGCGGTACTTGCTTCATTACGAAGTTTGAATTGGTTGCTCCTTTTGACGAGTTGCAAACCTTCAGCATTACTTTCCGCAATGCCAATCCACCCTTTACACAAACTATGACTTATTAATACGCTTTATGTTTGAACTGAAACTGCAAAACAAAACTATTCCCCTAAAGTGGGGAACATGGGCAATGCGCCGAGCGTGCGAATTAGCGGGGGAAGATGGCAAACCGTTGCCACTTCAAGACTTCTTTGATTCGCTGCTTGGTTCATCCTATGACTTCCGTAAGATAGCCATTTTCCTGCAAGCCGCAGCCGAGAGTGCCAACCGTGGGCCAGTAGAATACACCGAACACGATTACGGCGATTGGCTTGACGAGTGCGGGGGCATACTAGCAACCGAGGGGCAGATTATTGACTTTTTTAACTACGTTATTAAAGCTACCACTAACAACGTAACACCGTTGCCGGGGGATGCTAACGTGGAAAAAAAAAGCGAAAGCCCGTCAGCCTAACATGGGATGATGTTCTTGTTCAGGCGGTGCAATGTGGATTGACTATTGAGCAGTTTTGGGAGATGACATGGCGCGATTGGAGTATTTATTCCATTGCGCACCAAAGGGATGAGTTGAACGAGTGGGCGCGCGTGCGCCGTATTGCTTACATGGTATATGTAATGGGCAGCAGTGAGAAGGTAAAGATGAAGGAAGAACGCTTCCACCCACTACCGATAGACGAACCCGAATACAGGGGCGAACCTATTACTATGGAGCAGTTTAAAAAGACAGTTAACCTATATTCAAAAAACTAGACAATGCCGAAAGAAGCCTTAGAGATAGTCATAACCGCTGACAATTCAAAAGCCGTTGCCGAGTTAAATGAGTTAGGTCAACGGTTACAGACTTTTGAGAAACAGATAAAGAAAGCAACCGATTCTGAAACATTGATACGGTTGCAAAAATCTATCAATGACACTAAGGCAAAAATGGAGAGTCTTAACTCTACCATTAATCCTCTTATTGCAAATACCTCAAGACTAGGCGCAGGCAGCAACCAAGCCGCACAAGCACTTACCAACGTTGGAAGGGTTGCCCAAGACTTGCCATTCGGGTTTATGGGCATCCAAAACAACCTTAACCCATTATTAGAGTCATTCCAAAGGCTAAAGGCTGAAAGTGGAAGCACTGGCGGCGCGTTGAAAGCGTTGGCAGGGTCATTGATGGGTGCGGGGGGTGTGGGATTGGCTTTGTCTGTTGCTAGTAGTGCGTTTTTAATATTTGGGGATAGGTTATTTGATTCAGGCAAAAAAGCAGAAGCAGCAAAAAAGGCTTTTGACGATATTACCGCGGGCATAGCCAAAGACGCCGCAACCATCACGCAGCTTGTAGAGAAATACAAAGATGCCAACCTTACACTAGGACAAAGGAAAGCAATTTTAGATCAGTTGAACAGGGTAAGCCCTGAATATTTTGGCGGCCTAGACAAAGAAAAAACAACATACGACCAACTTACTAAGGCATCCGATGCCTATATTAAGTCACTTACCAAACAAGTGCAGTTAAAAGTTCTGCAAGCGCAGTATGAAAAAAATATTGACAAGCTATTACAGAACCAAGTTGAAAACGAAAAAGTAAAAGCATTACAAGCAGACTTTGCCCGTAAAAATAGAACAGGACAAACACCAACGGGGCTTCCTCAAAATGCAAAGCTAGAGCAAGAAAATAAACTTTTGCTCAACCAGATTGCAGCCCTTACGGTAATTGAGGATAAAAAAGATAAAATTGGCTTAGGGAAAAAAGAAAAACAATCCCCTTTATCTTCTTTGATGGAAAACTACAAAGAGGATATTCGTGCATTGGTTATGATGCTAATGGATGGGGGTACAACTATCACCGAGTTTACCAAAGACCTTGATAGGCTTAACACAGATACGCTAAAAAAGTTCTTTAAAGAGGGGGGCGATGCTGCAAGTGAATTTGGCAAACAATTAATTGCGCTGCAACCAAGATTTAATGAGTTTGGCAATATTATCCAACGTGGTCAAATAGTTAAGCAAGAAAGGCAAAACGCCCCGCAACCTGGATTAGTTGTTAAGCAGTTAGAAGATAAAGGCATTAAGCAAGACCAATTAGCCGCACCTGTTAAAAACCTAAATGAAGCCCTTACTCAGACGCAGCAGCTAATGGGTATTATTGGACCTGAAATAGATACATTATTTAACGCCCTAGCCAATGGAGTTGACATAGGGCAAACTGTTGGTGATATGTTTAAGAACCTAGCGTTAGACATTGCTAAAGCGGCTGCAAAGGCGGCTATATTTAGTTTGATACTTTCTGCTATTACAGGCGGCGCGTCTAATGTTGCAGGGGCGGCGGGCGGTGGTGGCTTTATGAAAATATTTAAAAACCTTCTTGGACTAGGCGGCTTTGCCAAAGGCGGCGTATCCTACGGCCCACAAGGCGGCCATATGGAACTATTGCACGGCACTGAAGCGGTACTGACACCCGCACAAATGAGCGGGCTAGTAAGGAACAGTTTAAATGCAGGGGCAGTACAAGCTATGGGACAAGGCGATGGGCAAAATATGAATATTACGGGCGAGTTTGTTGCCCGTGGGCAAGACCTAGTATTGGCACTTCAGCGTAGTAATTATTCTTTGAATTTGCGCCGAGGATAATGTATATTTGCATTGTGTCTGCAAGCACAATTATAAACTTTTTTGGGCTATTCTTATTTGTTCGTCTTGCAGCGTTCAAATAGGTTTAGCCCATTGCTCATTTATGGAACAATGGAAAGATGTTTTGAATTATGAAGGGCTTTATCAAGTATCTGATTTAGGTAGAGTTAAGTCATTAGGTGGCGTAACTAATATGCCTAACGGGGGTATTAGGATTAACAAATCAAAAATACTAACGCCA